TCCGCCGTCAAACCCGTGACCTGCGCTTCGGTGATGGTGATGCCCGTCTGGTCAATCCCGAGCGTAAGGCTGGCCGACAGCAGGCCACCGCCGGTCAAGGGGGCGGTCGTCGACAACGGGGTAGACGCTCCAAGAAACCCGCCCGTGGCGCCCGAAACGCTGATGTATTGGTACAGCTGGTTGAACCACGACCGCCAGACGGGCGTCAGCATGTTTTTGACGCTGATCTCGGGTCCGGGCACGGGTGAAAGCGGGGCGGTCATTGTTCGCCCTCACGAATGGTTACGGCGCCGTCGGTAATCGTGAATTGGACAGGATCGCTAAATCGTAGTCTGAATACGAAATCTCGCGCCGATCCAAATCGACGGGCGATGACCCGCTGCCGGTAATTGCCCAACGGCCCGACCTGCAGCTGGCGAGGCGTTGAATACGTGCGCCCGTTGTCTTTGCTGCACTCAAGCAACAACGTCGGCGTCGACCCTTGGCCCGTGTTGGCTCCAACGCCGGTATCCATGTCAATGTACAGCTCATCAACCGAAAAACGGTTGAAATTGGCCGACCCGTGGCGGGTAATCAGCTCGCGCAAGATTGTCGTTCCGTTGTCGGTATACGCGTTCGTGCTGAACTTTAAAATAGTGCCGGTGTTGGCCTGAGACACGTAGGTCGTTGAGTTAAAATACGCAGAGTATTGAGCAAAATGTCGGGTCGAATATTTATTCGTCAATCCACTTTGCGTTTCTGACCAAAGACCGGTCGCCGTGTCGTATAGGAACGAGCGGTCAGCGGTTGGCAACGTCAGCTGGTACATCGGGTGGCCGTTTACCACGTAGCTGATCGCAATGGCGTCCGACACGGTCGACATCTGCGACAGTATGAAATCTAGATCCGGCGTCGATATAACCGACACGTTGTATCCGCTGATCTGCGCAACCTGCGGTGCGCCTTGCGGGTTCATGCCAAGGAAACAAATTGTCTGGTTGACGTGAGCCCTCGAATAGATGGCCGCAAGGCCAAATTCGGACGTGGCCGAAATGATCGGCGCGAACGGTTCCGGGGTTGAGCCAACGTTCTGCCAGAACTCCGTATGCCGTTCGCTGAACAGCACAAGGTTGCCGATTAGGTTGTCGACCGCCTTGATGTTGTCGCTGTACTGGCTGGCCGACGCAAATGCCAGCGCGTTCCACGTCGTGCCGTCGTAGAGGTTAGACACCCAAAACTGCTGGGTGTTAGGCTGTTCGCAGACGAAATACCCGGACACGAACGTCACGGTATTGGCACCGTTGGGGAACCCGGGCGACGTGATGGTCGTAAACGTGTTGCTGGCTGGCGTGTACAGGTATCCCGCGACGCCGTCCACGATCATGATCTGCGACGGATTGTTGGCCATCGAGACCGTGCCGCTGTTGGTTTGCAGAAACCCGAGTTGAGTCTGCGTGAACGTCGGCGTCAGCGAATACAGCGCGTTGCCGGCCACGACGTACAGCGTCGATTGCGTCCCGAGCATCCGACGCACCACCGACATCATGGTCGTCTGGTACACAAGGCCGGGGGTGCCGTAGACGACGATCGGAGCCTTGTCGCCGTCGGGCCGCTGCTCGAAGTAGCAATTCAAGCGACGCTGTGCCGTGACCGGCAGACTGCGTCCCTGAATTCCTGCTCCGAAAAGCGGCTGGATCTTCATTACGGATTGCCCGCGTTACACTGGAAGTACACGTCGGACGTCTCGGTGTTGCTGTGACGGGCGTACATCACGGCTTCCTGATAATTCTGCTCCATGACAGGACCCCACGGCGCGTTGAACATGGGCGCGATCTGCTTGGACAGACCCCAGCAAAGCGCGGCGTACCATTCCTGCGGGTATTCCGGGTTGTCCAGCGGGTTGTTGAAGTCCTGCACCGGGCGCAGGTACACGATGTGGATCTGCTTCGTGACGTCTTGGGCGCCGCCGCAATCAATGTATAGCTGGCCGTTGGCGCCTGACGGTCCGCTGTTGCCGATCTGCGCTTCGTAATAGATCGCCGTCGGGTCGGACAGGTACGAGCTGTTGGTCTTGGTCGGCAGCGCCTCGTAGGTCTGCAAGGTCATGTAATCGAGCGGCGTGTCGTTCTGCGTGTTGTCGCGCAGAATGGCCGTGACGATCTCAAGCGGGCGTTGCGCTTTGGTCGTGTAGTTGTAGACGTAGTTGCCGGCAGACGCCGACGACGGCAGGCCCGCCGCAATGGTGATTGAGCCTGCACCCGCGTTGACCGCCGTGATGGTGGTCGAAAAGATGTCGCCGCTGTCGAGCTGGACGACGCAATAGTCGCCCGCAGTGAAATTCCCCGTGGAACCAACGCCGGTGAACAGGGTCGTGGCCGCCGCAGCGGCACCCGTCGACAGCTGGTCGCTGCCGTAGTTTTGCCCTGGCAGTGCCGCACAGCCGCCGGCCCAGTTGTCACCCGTGGGTCCAAGGTTGTACCGGTACTGCGACGATGAAAGGAACAGGTCGCCCCGCTGACGCGTCCACATCTTGAGGCCCGGAGCGTAGTCGAGGCGACCCATCCACGTTTTCACCAGCATGTTGAGCTTGCGGGCGCAGTCGGCGGTTTCCGACGGGTCGATCTGGCCGTATACGTCCAGCTTGCCAATGTTGAGCATGGCTTCGCGGATGATTTCGTCTCTGTTTACAGTAAACGAATAAGTGCCTGAGGTACTCATGCCGCTACTCCAGCGCGTTTGATGCCCTTCCTAATTGCCCAAATGTGGCGATAGTGAACGCCATATTTTCTGCTCAATTCAACAGGTCCACATGAGCTGGTTTTGATTTCGTGCACTTGCTCGTCCGTCAGCCGCGCCATGCCGTTCGCTTCACCTGACTGACTAGCAAATCGAGCGCGCCCTTTCCGAACCATGTCATCTCGGTTGTCTTTCTTGGTTCCCAAAAACAAGTGTTCCGGATTTACGCATTTCGGATTGTCGCATTTGTGGCAAACGCACAAACCTTCCGGTATTTCACCGTGGTGCAGCGTCCATGACATGCGATGCGCTCGCCAGATCTTGCCGCGAAAACCAATGCAGCCGTAACCGTGCACCAAAGACGCGTGCCATTCCCAACACCCGTTGCTTTCGTTGACGCGATACTTTGAATGGAAACGATCCATTTATGCCGCCTTGCGCCGCTCAAGCGCCTGAGTGATGACGTGCCAGATGACCCGGTGAGCGTGTTCCGGGGTGATGTCCATCTGGCACTGGGCGATCCCAGACGGTTTGCCGTCCTCGCCGACCGCGTTCTTACAGTGATCCCAGCCGTAGTGCAGCTGGTGGCACGCCGGCGCTTCGTTGGCACCGCGACCGGGGCAGTGCGTGGCTTCGGCCATCAGAACGTGGGTATTTGCCCAATCCCGAGTCAGGTTTTCGTGGCTCGAGTGAGACAGAAAAACGACCTTGGGCATATTGTCATGCGATACAGCGTTGAGAACGCCCGTCTCGGGGCCGATGACGAGGTCCGCGACCTGAATGAACGCCATGGTCTGGCGGATCGACCAGTCGCCCGACATGGGATGTACGCGGGGGTCGGACGGGATCTTTTTGTTGGCATCCGTGCGCACCGGCTGGCCGTTGTCGTCCACCTTGAACCAGCCCTGCTCGAGCAGCACCGCGGCGGGACCACCGACCAGCACGATGTGCAGATCGGGGAACTCCATCAGCAGGGCCGCAATGATGTTGTCCACGAAAGGCCAAGTTTTGTGGACCGACGAGCCGGCCAGTGACCAAACAATGACGAATTCGCCCATTGCCTCTCGGGTGCGCTGCGCCCATGCAACCTCGTCAGCCGTGGGGTAGAACTTAACCTGCGGCTTGTGCGGTATGCCGGCGGCGTCGTGCTGCAGCTCGAGGTAGTTCACGTTGGCGAGCTTGTGACGGAGCTTTGGCGGGACGCCGTGCAGGAACCGCCCCGGGAGCGCTAGAAGCGTGCCTTCAGCCGACTCGGACAGATTGACCCACTTGTCGTATTTCGCCTTCTGATAGTCCCAGAACGCGCCCAACGCGTGGTTGGGCACCTGATCCTTGTCTTGGTAGTAGAACTCGTCAATGTTGGGGTCATGCAGGATGACGTCGGACCCCGGCGGCGAGCAGTACACGGTGACGTGGTAACCCTGCTCCTTGAGCCCCTTGAAGATCGAAGATGCCTGGACAATGTCGCCAAATGCGCCGTAACGCACGACCGCAGCCCGCTTGACCTGCAACTTGGGTTTTATGCAGGAAAAAACATGGCCCTTAGATTTCTTCTGGAACACAAAAAACAGGCTGTACTCGTCGTTCTGGTCGCGGCGCTGCCATTCGATTAGATCCCAATGGCCGGCCTTTTCCATCAAGTCGACCAGCAGCTTGTACGAGACGTTCCACTTGTGGTCCGGGTTGGCCCCGGGTTCTCCCACCTTGGGATACAGCGTCTCGTCGGGCAGGTACAGCACGAGGTAGCCGTCGTTCTTGATGACGCGCAGCCATTCCTTAAGGCACTTGACGACCTTGTCAAACGGGATGTGTTCGAGGACGTGGCTCGAAAACACGAAATCCATGCTGTCCGACGCGAACATGCGAAGGTCCGCCGCGTCGTCGATCCAGACGTCGGGTTTGAACTGGTGGCCAAAAAGTTGAATGTCGGTGCCGTTGTCGACGCCGATCATGTGCGGAAATGCCTTGTTCGGGCCGCAACCGACGTCGAGACCCTTGCCGCGGGTCCATTTGACAATTTCCCACCGGATTTTCCCGGCTTCGTTCCCCTGTGGATCGGACTGTTTCCAAACCATGAGTTCCTCCCTCGTGGCGTTATTTGAACGGGTTGAGCGCGGACAACACCCGCGAAATCAGCCCGGGTTGAGTTGCCGGGGCCGGAGCCGCCGGGTTCGTGAAACTACCGTCGGCAGCATTGTAAATGTAGCCGACCCGAGCCGTAGGGGGGTCGGTGTCGGGCACGGCGGTCTGAGGGACAGGGTCTCCTTCCGGCAGACCGTCCGCGTTTAGCGGCTGGTGCGGAATTGGTTGCCAGGGTGACGCGCCATCCCAAATGACCGTGTTTGTCACAATGTTGTCCGCGTTGACGACCGCATATCGAGCGCTCATCAGAAATACTCCACAATATAAACAAAGCCTGCGCCGCCGTTGCCGCCCGCGCCGCCGCTTGCCAAACCAGTCTGATAGCCGCCAGCACCACCGCCGCCGCCACCGCCATTTGCGCCGCCACCGCCACTATAAATACCGGTGCCATTGCGGCCCGCGCCACCGCCGCCACCACCACCACCGGGAAATGGAATTGCAAGACTGGCCGCATTGCCGCCATTTGCGGGAGTCGTTCCGGTTCCTGTTCCGCCGGTTCCCAAGGTCCCTAACACAGAACCGCCCGCGCCTGCGCCACCGGGGTTTCTAAACATTGAACCAGCGCCGCCGCCGCCGGGGGCATATGCGACGTTGGAACCACCCGGGTACCCTTGCAACGCTGTTGTTTGTGTTACCTGCGTGCCGCAACCAGGCGCACCGCACGCAGAAACAATGTTTGTCGGCGTATTTGATCCGCCAAAGTTGCCGACGACAGTGTAACCGACCGAGCTAGTCCCCGCAGCGCCAGCCGTGCCAGCACCACCGGCGGTTCCCGGGATGCCTCCAGCGCCGCTTCCCGATCCGGTGAAAGTCGTCGCAGACGCGCCGCCGCCGCCACCGCCGCCACCGCCACCAGCGACCATGTAGGTGCCAAAACTGGAATTGCCGCCCGACGTGCCGTCCGTTCCCGGCACCAGCGTTCCCGCGGCTGCAACGCCGCCAGCACCCCCCGTGCCCGCCGATCCGACAGTAACCGTCACCGGCGTTGTAATGTTGGCAATGGTGAACCAACCGATCATGTACGCGCCGCCGCCGCCACCAGCGCCGCCGGAGTAATAATTTCCTGAACTATTCGTTGACGCCGCTCCACCGCCCCCGCCGCCGCCAGCGCCGCACACAAATACTTGGCACACCACAGCGCCCGTCGAAGGCGTGTACGTGCCGCTGCTGGTAAACGAAATGGTATTTGTCTTAGCGAGCGTTGATCCGGATAGCTGCAGCGTCGTCAGGTTTGCGCTACCGCCCGTGATGGTAGGCGTCGTCAGCGTCGCGCTGGTCGCTAGCACTACGTTGCCGGAGCCGGTCGTCGCCAATTCGCCGACCACACCGCCGTTGTCGTAAACGATATTGCCTGACGTGCCGCCGACAATTGGCGTCGTGCCGACGGCCAACATCGCACCAGCGGCGACAGCCGTCCACGACGATCCAGTCCACGCATAGAGGCCGCTGTCCGTCGTGTAAGCCAGCATACCGATGGGCTCGCCGACCATCTGCGACACCGATGGCAGGGTCGCCACGGTAAAGGCGCTGCCTATCTGTTGGCTGCGTCGTACCGGTAAGTCATATGACATTGCGACTCCTAAAACAAAAGACCGGCGCTGGGCCGGTCTCGTTGCACCGGCTCATCCCGGTTTCATCAGCCCTTTTTGGCGACTTTGGCGTCGGCAAGCTGCTCGACGTAACCAACCGGCTTGCGATCGCCAGCATACACGATGCCGTCCTGAACCCAGCGACCGTCCTCCGGGCCACCGCCGTAGACGGTGCCGTGCGGGCGGGTCGGGTTGAACAAACGCGTGCCGTCAGCCGTAAATTCGTCCTTCGCAATCATGTTTCCTCCTCAGTCCCACAACACGTTCCACTGGCCAGGCGTGCCAGTGGTAACAACCACCAAAGAACCGTTGACGCGCACTCCCGCAGCGCCAGCGGTGATATTGATCGAACTTGTCGCGCCGCCGGTCGTGCTGGTCGCGTACATCTGAGTCGTCGTCGTGGACGTGGTCGTGCCCGTCACGCTGACGTAAATGTCATACGGGGTAATCGTGAACGCCGTTCCGGTGGCAACAGCGACAAATCCGTAGAAAATCCCGCCGCCCGTTTTTACGGTACTTGTGCCCGCGGTCGTGATGGCGGTGTAGTTGGCGCAACCGGGGCTGTAATAAAGTCCCGAGGTCGGATCAAAAGCGCAGGTCGCAAAAGGCGATGCGTTGCTCGGAGCGGTCGGGTTTACGCCGATGATAGGCATGGCTTACATCCGATCCAAATAGTTGTTGCGCTCAACGAAACCGCCGACGTCGTCGTAGAACGCGTCGTTGTGTTCGCGGGTGTACTCGTCGTCCGTCTGAAGCAACTTTTTCTTGTGGAAACCGTCGCGCAACGACACCTTGTTCAACTCGTTGTTGGTCAAATCGCCCTCGGCGTACTCACAGGGCATGTTACCCGACACGTTGACGCCCATCTTGCGGATGTCGACGATCTCCTGATCCTCAATGTCCATCCCGGGCGGCAGCGAGTTGAAAAACGCCGCGTTGTTCATAAACCGCGACTCACTGTCGCCACCGGGAACGCCTTCGCGCCCCGGCATCATCTTTTTGGCTCGCGCCTCAACGTCGGTGAGCCAGCCATGCTGATTCTCTGCGCTTGACTGTCTGTCCGGGTAGTTAACCTGGAACTTCTCTTGCACGATCTTCGGCATGACTGGCTCCAGCGGTTAGATCTTTTTCGGCCCGATGTAGTTCGTTTCTTCCGGACGGCCCATGTCCATCTTCTTCGGCATCATCGAACCAGAAGCGCGGTAAACCCACCCGTCACCCGGGTAGCCCAGACCGCCCTCGTAGGCGTAAAGATCCATCTTGCGGATGTCGCAGAGTTCCTGATCTTCAATGTCCATACCCGGGGGCAGGGAATTGTAGAACGCGTTGACGCCGTACTCGAGGCCCTTCTTGACGAGGTATCCCGAGTTGCGGACGCCGACCAGCTCGTTGTGGACCATCTCGGCGCTGTCCGGCAGCACCTCAATGTCCGCGACGTGCTGGCCCTTCATCTCGTGCCGCTTCTGGGCGCGAGCGTTGGCCGACTTGATGACGTCCATGTGCGACGGCGCCATGCCGCCGTACATTTCGGTTGCCAGCTGGTCCGGGGTGACCTGCGGCGTCTCGTACTGCTTGCGTCCCGGCTGAGTGATCTTCGGCATGTGGATACTCCTTATGCCACGACGTTAGCGAGCGGGAGGACCGAGTAATCAATCGTGATGAGGTTGACGGACGAAGCGTCCGTGCCGTTCACGACGTAGATCTGGTCGCCCTGGTTGATGGCGAGGCCGTTGAGACCCGCCGAACCCGTGCTGGTGTTAAGCGCGACCTGCGCGATCGCACCGATCTGACCCGTCGCCGTGCCGTTCGCAAACAGCGTGTCGACGTAGAAAGGACCGATCGTGGAGGTCGACAGGGACGGCGCGACGCC